ACTTTCTTCATAGCCACCACAGAAGATTCAGGGGATCGTTCCGCTAACATACTTATTCTTTGCCCCATTGTAGTTGATTCTCCCATAAGCTCAGAGCGGTTTGCTAGCTTCATTAAAGTGTCCACATCATCAATGTCATCTGCTTTTTTTTCTACTGCTATTAAAACACTCTCGGGCAACACGCCTGCAGGTGCGGTTTCCTCTCCCATTGCGATTCTTAGGGCTTTATCTGGGTCTTCTCTTAGTAGTTTCGAGGCTTTGGATGCCTGCTCTTTTCGGTTGATGCTTTTGTACCCTGGTAGGTCCCCCAGTGATTCAGCTATCCCCTTCTCGATTGCTTTTTCTTCAATGCCTTTCGATAGTCCTCTGGTTTTAGTTTTTCCGGTTCCCTCAATAGTTCTTATTCTGTCGGTGGGTTCTGGCTTGAATGGCTTGGTTTTAGTTGTTGGTTGTTTAGTTTCTACTTTCGGCTTAGCTTCTTGGGCTAGATCTAATTCCCCTTTGGGTTGTTTTGTCGCCTGTTCTGGTGTCGCTCCTTGTGCTGGTAGTTTACCTGTTTTATTGAAAGATTCCAGTGCCTCTTTAGTGAAAAATTCTTCGTTTTTAACCTTCCCACTGTTGTACATTTTCAGCAAAGTTTCTTCGTTGGGTTCCAAGAAGGGGTCCTCTTTGAAGTACTTCTTGCCCGCCTCAGTTAGAAATCCTTCGTTCCCAACCCCTTTCTTGGAGAGTTCTTTTTGAAGATATTCATCAAAATCGCCCTTTAGTTTCATGGGTTTTCCTCCTCTAGTTGATTCTATATACTCAGCCATTTGGTCAAACCAGCCTCTTTTGTCTTCCTTTCCGAAGGTGTCTCTTAGTTGTGCTATTAGTGCGTTCCTTTCTGGTGTGTCGGGGAGTTCTTGTGCCATATCAAAAGCGTCTTGATTTTTGTCATCAAGGCCTTTAATAAGCTCCTCTCCGCTTCTAGGTGTTTTTGGCGCTTGCTTTCCGGCCTGAGGCGCTTCTGTGGTGTATTTTTGGTAGGTTTCCTCATTAAGAAGTCTTTTGGCTTTTTCCGGATTTGTTTCAACTAATTGCTTAATAGTTTCCTCGTCAGGTTCCAGCCCTTCCGCCTCAAATCTCTTTTTACCTTCCGGGGTTAGGGGTTCATCTGTTAACACTCGTTGAATGGCCTCTTTTTTAGGGTCGGGTTTTGGTTCCTCGCCGAAAACTCTCTCAGCTACAGCCTTCCTCGCCTCAGGGTCTTTTTGGGCGTCTTTCTTTAGGCGTTGCAAAGTTTCTTTTTCGTCTATTTTGTCAGTTTTTTCTGCCAGTTCTACCACCTTTTTCCTGTCTCCTTTTCTTTTGGCTTCGAGTAGTTTCGCTCTTTCAGGGTCGGTTTCCTTAATTACTCTCTCCACCTCCTCGGTGATTTCTTGGTTAGAGGCTCCTTCAGCTCTCATTTCTTCCGCTTTGGCGTTAGCTTTACTAGCAATAGCCTCAGCAGCTTCGTCCGGAACTCCTTTTTTAAATTTCTTAACAAGTTTACCGGTTAGAGCTCCCCCCGCACCTAGGGTAACCCCTAGTCCCGTACCTATCACACCACCAACCGCGGCGGACTTTGCGATTTCTTCTGTTGAAGCGTCTTGAGCCATGGCAGCAGCGGCAGATTCTCCCGCTCCGCCAATGGCGCCCTCCGCGGCAGCTCCCGCCACACCCTTGGCTATTTGCCTGCCAAGAACTCTCCCCGTCGCTCCTTGAGCAGCTTTAGCGGCTGTAGAGCCCGCGGTGGCGACCGGCGCAAACATTCCAATGTTAGAAGCAGCCCCCAAAGAGAGACCTAGCGCTTGTTTGTCGCTCATTTTAGCTAAATAGGTGTTGGCCACCTCCCACTCACCAAGCACTTCCGCCTTTTTGGCGGATAGCCTTAGGTAGTCTTTTTCCAATTGGTTCTTTTTTTCAAGGTCCGCTCCTTTGTATTCTTTACGGATGGTGTCAATTTCTTTCTCTAGTTGGGTTAGTTTCTCGTCTCCCTCTTTAGATTTAACGGCCGCCTCCCCCGCCTCTCGGTAAGCTTGGATTCCACCCACCAAAAACTCGGCTGCTTTTTCACCCCCTGATTTTCCCTCAACCGCTTCTTTTTTCATTTTGAGTCGTTCCCTGGAAGCAACTTTTGCTGCTTCCTTTTTTTGCTCTTCGGTTAATTGAGGTCCTTTGCCCCCCATTGACTCAGGGATGTACCCCAGCTCGTTGGCAACCACGGAGTCAATTGAGCGCTCCTCTCCTTTAGCGTTGAGGTATTTTTCCGGTAGCTCTGTTTCTGTTTTGGGAAGGTCTCCGGATTCTTCCAGTTTCTTAACTATATCCTCACCAAGTACATAGTCTTTGCGAGACTGTTTCTTTTGTTTGTATTGTTCAATTTTTTCAGGGCTGAAAAAATCCTCAACACGTATCTGTTCAGGACTTGCCTCAAACCCGGCTCCAATTGCCATTCTCCTAAAGGAATAATCCAAGTATTTTTTAGCCTCATTTTGTGTTTCAAAAGCCCCCGCGTCCACGAGTCTTTCGCTGGCGGTCTCTTCGTAATTCCTCACTAGGTCGGTTGCGCCCTCCTGTCCCTTATCTTCCCGCAATTCCCCCCAAACAGTGTCACCTTTAGCTAGGGTGTATTGCTTAAAAGCTTGTTCTTCTTGAGCAGCGGCAGTCTTTGCTTCCTCTGTCCGCATTTGGTCGACTTTCTGTTTTTCAGCAACCGGAGTTTGGTTGACTTCCTGTTTTTCCTCGACCTGTTCTTCCTCAACGGACATTTCTTTCGCTTGCCTTTTTTTACGCAACATCTTCTCTGTTAGCACATCAAGACTAAGGGAGCTTATTTCTTCTGGTGTTGTTATTTCCCAATTATTCATAATCTAGGTCGTATAATTTCCTAAATAATTTATCCCATTCACTCCCTGGCTTAGGAACAACACCGGCTCGGCGCATTACCAGAGCGTTCTCAGCCCAGTCAAGCCCTGCCATGTAGTTTTCCTTAATTTTCTTTTTAAGGACGTCATCAGGCAGGTTTTTAGGCCCGGGCTCAGGAATTACCGGCGTTTGGCCTTTACCAATCTCATCACCACTCCCCTTAGGCGGAGCTTGGGGTAGGTTTTGTTTGGGGGTAACAGAGGGTGGCATGTCTGTTCTATTTATTTTTTGCGCGCTAGCCTCCGGCACTGAAGGCTTTCGTCTTAGGGGTGGGATTCTTCTCATTTGTTTTAGGCTTATTGTTGCATATTTTTATACATGAATTTGTTCCAGGCGAAGTCTTTATTCCACCGGCGGGTATCCTCCTTAAATCGGTCTTGAGCAAGTTTGAGCTGAGCAACCCCCATCCCAAAGTCTTGTTGAAACTTGTGACCGTCAACAATTCCCATTAGTGCTTGAGTGGCGTAGTCTCTCTCGTTGGTTTCAAACATATAGTCATAGGCTCGCTGGTTTGTGAATCTGTTGTACGCGCTAGCTTCGCTATCAAATAATGCACTCTTCTCAAATTGACTCTGTTCATAACCCAGCGCTCCTTGTTGGGCCAATAGTTCTCCTCTACTGGCTTGATTTTGGAGGTCTTGCTGATTAAGCAGCCTCATTTGTTCGTTTCGGATGTCCTGCTCGTTCCGTATCGCGCCGCCGCTAAACCAAGCGCCTCTTCGGTTGATCGCCTCTTCTTCCGCTTGCATTCTTTGCGCGTACTCCTCTTTAGTACGGGCTCTTTGCTCTTCGTATTTAGACTCCTGAAGTTTACTTAAAGCTTCTAGTTGTTGTTGTCTGGGATCATAAATCGCGGAGGATTGTTCTTTGATCCCAGGTAAGAACTTATCAGGGTCCCACTGGTACTCTTTGCCTCTTAGTTGTTCGAACCGGTTAGGGCCGGCTTCTTCTTGCATTTTCAGAATCCCCGCGAGCTCTTCTTTAGTGTCAATAGAGCCGTGGTAATTTCTTTTGGTTGGGTCATCTTGAGCGCCGCGCTGTTCTGCTACATATCGCCCAATTGTGCTGGCGTCTACTCCGGCAGACAACAAAGACCCCAAGGATACTTGAGTTTTTACGCCTTTCTTGCCTTGCTTAGTGAGCCATTTTGTTCCGATTGCCATTTTATATAAAGATTAGTTTTGGAATGAAGGTTGCTGGTGAGGTTGCAGCGGCTTGGGAGAATAGGGTTTTGGTGCCTGCTTCATAGTCTGCTTTTACATCATCAGAAGAGAGCGCTTTAGAGTATAGCCTAATATCGTCTAAAAATCCGGTCATTGCCCTAACTCCATCGTAACGGGCTCCAATTCCGGTCTTTTCGTTAAGGGTGTAGGTTCCGGAATAAGATAGTGAGGTGTCGCTAACTCCGTCAATATACTGCACCATGTTATTGCTTCCATCTCTGGTTAAGATGAGTTGGTGCCAATCCCCATCGTTAACAGTTGTTGAGGAGGTAAACACAACCGAATCGTCGGCTCGTAGCTTGGGGGCTCCAGAATCTAAAGACCATTCGTATTCGTTGGGTACGCCGTTGCGGTTCTTTTCCAGAATATCTTCAAAGCTTGCTGACGCGGTAGTTTTAACCCAGGCTTTCATTGTGAAATCTCCTCCAAATACATTAATGTTATTGTCGACTGTTACATAATCAGAGTCGAATTCGTAGGCTCCATCGATTTGTCCAGTTGCTCCTTGGGTGGCTCCGTTGTTGGTTCCGTCGTTGTTATTTCCGGATATGTCTAAAGCGTCCCCGCTGGTTTCGTTTAACAACCATCCTGCCAGCATGTTTGACTCATTCCCGAATAATGTTTCAGCGGTTACTGATTGATCACTGGGGCCGCTTCCATAGGCTACTTTGCATTGTACGGTTCCGTCCCTTGTCCAGGAGTTGTACACCCACACAACAGCAGTCTTGGCGGTGGCGTCAAAGTCCTCGAAGTAATAGTTTAAAAGTGCGTCATTTTCGTCATAAATCCCAATGTCCGCCTTAGAGCTAATATCTGTCCAATCTAAGACAATGTTACCCGTGCCGGTGGTAGCTTCTGAGCCGTCAGTTAAAAATAACGGAAAGGCAATATCAACTGTTGGCGAGCCTGATGCGCTGGTTACTGTTAGTTCTTTTGTTTTGTTGAAGTCACTTATCATTTTTTAAATCCTAGGGTTACAATTAAGCCTTGGGCTGTAGCGGCAGGGCTTCCACCGGAACTTACAGCGTCAACATCTATTCTTAGTTTGTCGTTAGTAGCAACATCATCATTAGAAGTATTAATAACAGCAGCAGCGGCGGCAGTGTCGCTTCCTGTTTCATTGGCGTCAATAGTTAGTTTAGTGCTTAGCATATCCACGCCGTCGGTGACATTGTGGATTTGAATGTCGGTGGTTCCCGACCCTCCGGCGGTCACGAGTTCAGCGTGTACCTCGGTTAAGTTTGTTCCGTTTAATCCTGCCGGAATGTGCATATATACCTTACCGTCACCGGTGGTTACATCGCTATCAGGCGCGGTTACAATCACCTGAATGTATTTGGTATTGTCCACCCAACTTACATCATAGTCCGTTGAGGAGTCTTTTTCGATAGTCTGCCCCTTAGTTCCTCCTGTGGGGAGGCCTCTAGCGTCTACATATGCCTTGGTCGTTGCGTCTTGAGCGGCGGTGGGCGTCCCAAGTGTAGTAAGTTTATTACCCCCCATCGACTGGTCGCTAGCAAATTCAACAGACCCATCCGCTAAGATGGTTGCTGTGCCGGCTATAGCGTTCACTACTGTCTCAATCGCGATTAAATCTTGCTGGAGGGTTTCCGCCGACGGCTTGTTAGAGCTGGAATATGTTTGGTCTGGCCAATTGAGGTTTAGTACTGCCATTAGTTTAGGTTAGTCCAAGAGCCGTTAACTCTTGCTTGGATTTTATTGTCAGTTGTATTCAGTATAATTAGCCCGTCCTGAATGTCGGGTAGATTGTCTCTCTCTGTTGTCGTTAGATTTGGCAAGCGAAAGGTCATTGCATCGGTAGGCAGGTAAGGACGGGATACGTTCTTAACGCGCTTACCTCTCGCATTAATCCCAACCAAACCCCCTTCATTGAGTGCTGTCATCTCATTATAGGTTTAATCAGTGTTTTATATGCCATAGATAGAATTTGCACATCATTTACCTGATTTGACGCCACCTTAAATTGAATTCCTCTGGGTTCTTGTCCCTTCTCAAGGTCGAAGAAGGCGGTAGCGGACGCAAGCTCATAAAATCCGTACCCCTCTTCAAACTCTCCTGTCGAGCCGTCGCTAAACTCCCAATCTATCCCTCCTACCTCTACCGTCTCATCAAGGCTAGACCACGCACCATAAGGCTGGAAGCGATAACTGAATTCAACGGAGGTGTTGTCCTCAACTTTAAGGTGGATAAAGGCTTTAATTGCTCTCTTCATGTAAAAAGCCGCATTTTCCGTAAAATACTTGGTTGTGAAGTATGCCGGCTGTGGGTCTCCCGCTAGTCCTTGAGGGTAGGTTTTTTGGCGGTAACTGTTAATCCACCCAAACAGAGTACCCCCTGACGCCGGACTTCCTGTCGCTCCGGTGGAGTCTCCAATATACAATCCACCTGGTCGGCCCAAGACGGAGAAGTCATCAACATGACAATAGCACCCGATATTTCTCTTGTTCCTGGTTATTACATAAGGCTGAAGGGGATCGTTGCGATATCTGGCTTTGTATACAACGTACTCCTGGACGTTGGTGGTTCCTGAATCGGTGTCCGGCACCGATAAGTGATACTCCAGTTTATAATAACCCGCTCTGAAGCTCTGAGAGTTTAGGGTGAGGTTGCGCCCTCCTTGCTTCAATCTCCCGCTGATTAATCTCATAGCTCCGCCCTTCCATTCATAGATTCCATCAAGTCCCCCGCATATAATAGAGTCCTCGGTGGTTTGGATGGTGTGGTGAGAAGCTAACTTGAAGTTCCCTATAAAGTTCACGCCCACGGTGTCCAGAGTAACATCGTCAATCGAATAGAAGGAGAGGGTCTTAAAGAGAATTAAAGCTCCGTTGGGTGCCATCCCCATCCCCCAAATCTTCTGGCCATCATTGGGGTTGATGAATTGCCAACTGTCAGCTCCAATTGTAGTTGGTTGGTTGATGTCGCTCCAATGGATAATAGAGGGGTCATCATCAGTTCTCGCATATACTAAGCGGTTTAACCCGTTAGATATAACATAGTAGGCTTTGGGCACTGATGGCTCCAAGCTCCAAGTCTTACCGTCAGTACTGCTCATAACCGTGTTTTTACCATTGGTGAATATCACGGTGTTATTGAGGGTGGCGAAGGTGGGGGTTATTTCTTGAAGCTCTACCGTGGCAGCCGGACTGCCTTCTGTTGGTGAGGTGCATTCGGTCCATCCAGTTGTGAAGAAAGTGCTCTGGTCTTCTGAATATTCCAGTTTGTTTTGTCTTTGTCTGATGAGGACACTTGTCCCATCATCTTTTCTGAAGTGGTAGATAGCGTAATAAGGCCCGGGCTGTGGGTTGTCATCTCCTGCAACATATCCGGGGGCGGTTATCATCGCTACATCGTCAACGGTGAAGTTCTCACAATCGGCCATTTCTGTGTCTCTGATTTCGCTTGACTCCATGGCGTCGTTCAGCCCGTCTCGTAGTGATGGAATATTATTTGTAATGTATCTACCGGTAAAAGGCATTCCTATGATAGTGTCCATAGAGGAGGGGGCGAATTGGTTCGTCCTGTGCTCCCATCTCTTGGACCATTTCGTTAAGAGCTGTTCTATATAGTCTTTGGTAGCTGTCAGCGTCTGGCACTAATTGGTATGCGAAGGCCCTGGCTAACGCTCCGAAAATAAGCACTTGCTCGTAGCGGTCGGGGATTATTGATGTGTTATCCTCTGCTATCGCGTCGGGCGGAGCGGTGTGGAGGATTTTAAGGGTCCCAGCTTCTTTGGGGGCTGGCATTAAGCGAAACGTCCTCCCTTGCACCGCGTAACACTCGGGGGTTCCGTTGTCTCTGTTGATGTAGTTTTCAGCATATCGCTCAAACCTTACTCTTGGCAGTTCCTTATAGTCACCACTCTCTTTGTACAGCACCTCTAATACGTCAATATAATCTGACAATGGGGTGTAGTCTTTAGTTCCTTCTGACGTGGTTGTGTCGACTTCTGATACCGCCAAGAGAGCCTTGGAGTTGTAACGTATAATCTCTTGATATACGTCTTTAATAGCCTGGTCAATTACGGCCTCGGCTCTTTTGGAGGTGTCGTCGAACTCGTTTTTAACTAAATTTCTGTATGTTGCTAGATTAGCCATTTTTTCTTAAAAAATCAGACCTATTAGAGAATTGTCTTTGCCTCGACATCTCCACCACCTCTTCCTTGGTGCGCTTTCCATGTCCAAGCAACGGCCGGCCGCATTTGGGGCAGCGGTACTGGTTCTTGTCGGTTACAAAGCATCCTTTTGGACATTCTTTAATCATAAGAGGAAGCCTCCCCCGAAGGGGAGGCTAAGTTACTAGGAACTGCTCCTTCCGATTCGGACTCCGTGATCAGTTCTCCAGGCAGTAGTGCCGTATAGGGTGTATACGTTACAAAACTGTCCTTGGATGTTAATCTCGACTCCGTCTCCTGGCTTAGTTTCTTCAACAGTTGGACGGAATTGCATTGCGTAAGCAATAGCGTCTCGGTGAGCATACAAGTTATATACTCCAGAAGTCGCCGGACTTCCAAAGCTTCCTGTTGGTAGGTTGGTGGTCTTGATGGCAGGGGAGCCCAAGATCATATCGCTCAACAATCCTCGGGTTCCTTCCACTAAAGTCTTAGCCCCGGCGAAGTCAAAAGAGGTAAAGTAGTTGCCTGACAAGTCCATCAAGTCTTGCAAGGAAGCAGGGGAGAATAACCAAGTCCTATCAGTCTCCGGCACGTCCGCCTCGTCAAGTTTAGTCAAGGCTTGCGTCAAGTCTTTGTTTGTGATGGTTCCACCTCCAGAGTTGACAGTGTTGTCAAAGCTTGAAGAGTTGGCAAGAATAGCGGTATCAACTGCTTTAGCAATCGCGTAAGCAGCATTTCGGTATTCAAGGTCTTTCTCGCGATAGAAAGACTGCTTCTTAAGCTTCCGGCTGACTACGAAAGGCAACACCTCATAAGTTCCAATCGTTAGGTTAGTGCCGGTTTCAGTGGCAGCTGCCAAGTTGTCAAGCAACTGGTTTCCTTCAGTAAAGGTCACCACTGATTTAGCGGTTTCTTTCGAAGGGATGTGGATTACATCTCCACTATGCATTACCTCCTCCGAGAAGTCGGCGAAGGTTCGGGTTGCCTGCAAGTTGGCCTGCAACTGCTCGGCGACCCTTTCACTCCACACTTCCGGGATTCTGTAATCTCCGGTTGTGCTAGTGTTCTGTCCTGTGATATTAGCCATTTATCTGTTAGCGGCTCCAGAGTTTGGCGAGAATTCTTTCGTCTTCATTCTGAAATTCTCCTTGCTTAATTCGTTCATAAGAAGAGCGAGAGTCCTGCTGTGGCTCGGGAGTGGCGCTTGGTCTTATTGTATTAGGTGATTCTGGCGCCTGTTCCGGTGTGGACATCGAGTAGCGAACAAGTGAAGCTAGCACTGAGTTGTTGGCATCTTCCAGAGACTTCCCGGTTCTTTTCATTTCATCGATCACTAGGTCTTTTCGATCGTTAAATGTTGGGTCTTGCTCTTGGAGTTTTACCATGGCAACAGTAGTTTTAACTTCCTCCCATTCTTGCCACTCCTCGTCCTCGCTTTCAGGCTCCTTAGGTTTCACGGGATCCTTTTTTCTTTTTTCCCGTTCTTCCTTGATTGCTTTTTTGAGATTTTCATTGATCTCTTTAAGCCGTTCAACCTCCTGAGTGTTTACGCCTTCACTGGCGGCAGGGGTCTGCTCTTGTTTGTCTGGAGCGTCAGACGAGTCTTGGCTTGACTCTGGGTTTACGCTCTGGTTTTCTTTTTCCATAATTGTACGACTGTTTTTTAACGGAGTTGAAGCTCTCCGGATAATGTGTTAAAAACTTAGGTTTTCTTGGTGATACTGGTTTTCTGCCGGTAAGTTCCAGCATTCTTTCAAAGTCTATGGTTTCCATTGTTGTTTAATTTCTTCAACCAACTCCCGGCGGGCCTGGATTTTGGCCTGGAGGAATCGTACCTTGTCCGGGTCCTGCTCCTGGACCAGCTTGTTGAGGAGGTGCTCCTCCTGGTTGCTGTCCAGCCATTCCTGCAATTCCTTGTTCATAGTTGGGGACTTGCCCGCCCATTGCGGCGGTGTGCTCATCAATGTGCTGGTTAAGTCTGATTAATTCTGATGGATAAAGTTGACGATCCTTGGTTGCTTCTGCTGTTAGCGCTCGGCGGTGGAGTCTTAGGTGCGTGGGGTGGTCTTGGTCGGGAGTTACTCTGGCGGCAAAGATATTGTCGTTCTCCTCTACTGCAAGATCAAGTTGATCGTTAAGGGCTCCTACTTCTTTTTCCTCTCGTTCCTTCACGCTTGGTAAGAAGGCTTCCACGTCTTTCCTCAGGAATCCTTTCTCGAGTAGATTCTCCCACATCTTCTCGCGGTTTACCGGTACACCCATAGGTCCGAAACTTAACTCTTGAGCTGCTTGATTAAGTAGTAAACTCCACTTCTGTATTTCGGCTTGCTGCATCACCATAGCGCTCGATCCGCTAACAATAGACACGTCCTTGATAGCTTCCACTGTTTCAAAGTCTAACTTCTCTCTTCCTAAGTCTCCTTTCCTTCCGAGTATTCTGTAGAATACCTCTTGTTCGTCGGCTAGATATTGCTTGTTAAGGTTCAACACCATCTCTCCCAGAGGTTGGAGGAATTCTTTCTCTAGACTGTCTAGCATCATCTTAATTCTCTGGTTGGACTCTTCGGTTTTTATTTGGATCTCTCCGAGGGTTTTGGCTCCTTTGATTTCGTCAGAGCCGGTCTGGAAGTCAGTGATACCGCTAGTGTTTTGTTGGATTGTTCTCAGATATTCCGTCAACGCCATCCCTCCGCCAATGTCAGGCTTGGGAGTTTCGATCGTTCCCACTGCATTGTTGACGTTGTCAGTTCCTTTAACCGGGATTAAGATCCTAGGTTCGAATGCAAGGTCTTCTGGATGGTGGAGCATCGAAGGGTTATATGCCATTGGCCGACAAACATTGGTCCATTCCGCTTCAATGAGCATATTAAGATAATCCTCCTCAGCGTCTAATACTCCCGTGCAAGGCTCGATTAGTCCAAAGCCGTAAAACTTCCCTGGACGTCTTATTGGCCTCCAAACTCCCATCGGGATAAACTGCTCGTCTAGTGGTGCCTCTTCACTCCTTAATACAAACGTTGCCCCGTGTGCTCCCTCTCCCACTCCCGCAAGGTAGACTTGGTACAACTTAAGAATATCTCCGTCTTGGTGGTAAAGGTACATTTCGACTAATTCTACCGGCTCACTATCTGATAGAGTATACTCAACCGCTCCTGCTGCTCCGTCCTTCTCTTCCATCCTTCGTCTCCAGTAGTCTGATTCAGCACTAACTTTAATCCCGCTAGTATCAAAGCCTAATTCCTTAAGCTCTCCTATAGTCTTTCGCATCTTGTGGCCGAGCATCTTGGCGTCTCGAGGGCAAATAGCGTTAACATCCCATATAAGGTCGAAAGGTTTAATAACGTCGAACGTGAAATTAGATGTTACCTCTTGGACTTCCTTGCTTTTCTTCTTGGTCATCTTCTTGAGGACGGGTAGTTTCTCGATTAAGGGTTTCTTAATCTCTAGCCCAAGAATTGTGTCCTCTTTCTTTTTTTTAAGTCGGGCTTCTCTCTTCCACCCCACCTTGTATCCTACAAGGCCAATCATTAGTCCCCACCTGGCAAGGTCTAAGGCTTTGTCGGATACTTCTGCTTCTTCCCACTGGTATTTGCCGAATGCTTCATATTTTTCCACTGCTTCCTCATCTTCGGCGGATACCGCTAGGTACCTATATTTGGGCTGCTGAGATAGTAGTTTTGGCAGGGCGTTTTCCACCATTGAATAAGCCTTACCAAGTTGAATGTTAGATTCTGTTCGTTCAGAGATAGAGCCGGGGCGGCTGTGGTTAGAGTATCTAGCCTCCAGGTCCGCCCACATTTCTTTGATAGTCAAAAACCGGCTTTGATGGGCCGTAAACATATCAATTGCTTTTTGCTCTATCTTGTTCATTTCTTCTTCTTGTTAGGTGCGGCTGTTTTCAATTTTCCGGACCCATCGTAGGTCTTTTTCTTTTTTTTCATCTAGTAAGATGTTTTAAGAGTTATGAATTGCTCTGGTTCTGTTGTATATAGGGCATATCTTAAGGAGTCGCAGGCATGATCATTCTTTTTGATTGGAGTTTCTTTTTCGCTGTAGTCTATTTTACTACTAAAGTCTACTCCTCGCTCTGGGTAACGGTATGTCTCAAGCTCGTGAATGAGGTTTTGGCAACGAGGGTGGATTTTGATTCTATTTTGTTTGAACAGTTCTCTGACTTTGTTAATTCCCGCGGGGATGTCTTTATTTACTTCTCTTACATTTAGGCCTGCCTTCCTTAGTTCTTCCAGTCTGTCGGGTTCTGCTGGGTCTGGGTAGACTTCTTGGGGAGTAAAACTCTTTGCTTTTTGGATTATCTGATCAGTGGTTTGTTGGGTTTTGTACCACTCATCAGTGATATGGTAATTGTTGTCGTGGTCTACTTTGATTTGTAGGATTGCTGCTGGGTTAGTGTATCCCCAGTCAAGTCCTACCATTGTCTTTATCGCTCTAGGCTCTTCCTCTCTTAGGTGTTGTTCTCGGCTAAATTCTTTATAAACCAATCCTTCTGTTTTACGAAAGTCTGCTAGATATTCTTGAGCAAAGCGGTCTTCTGTTAGTTCTTCCTTAGCTTTGTCAATTTCTTCTTTAGTTACGTGCGGGTTATCATAACTGGTGAATGTGAAACTTTTATAAGCAGGGTCCCTTTCTTTAGTTTTGGGGTTTATTCCCTGATATAGCTCGTAAAAATGATTGAATCCTTTCGGGGTGGAGATAAAGAGCGCCTCTCCTTCTCTGTCTGTCAATGTTGGTCTTACTACCTCCTGCCAGTACATTTGGAAGTTCCTCATGCTTGCTACCTCATCTATCACGATAAAGTCGTACCATTGACCTCTGAGGGTTTCGATCGACTCCCATCCTCTCAATACTATTTGACTCGTTGTTTGCTTTAGGTTGTGGACTGTAATTTCTAGTCGGGATTCGTTAATGTTCTTCGCTATTGGGTGGAGTTCTTTTTTTAATGCCTCCCAAGCAATGTCTCTTGCTTGTTGGTAGGTTGGGGCGATATATGCTACTCTTGCCTCCTTGTAGATAGCCTTACCTTTCATCTCTTCTACTGCTAGGGTTGTTTTTCCCCAGCGTCTTCCTGTGCAACAAACACGGAATCTTGAAGTGTCTCTAGCGATAATTGCTTGGTTTTCGTGTAGCTTCATTGGTTTTTGTCTGCTACTTCCTTGCTAATACTTATAGTGATTCCTCCAGTGTGTTCCGTTTCCATTTTTTCGCTAAAGCCTTCTTTTTTCCCTAGTGTTTTTAGGACAAACTTGGTTGTGTCTTGGGCTATCTTCTCATCTTGACTTTCTAGGAATATGTCTAGGTTCTTTTTTGCCTTATCTACGAGCTTTTTCTTCTCCCCGATAATATCCGATAGCCAATCTGGAAAAAGGTGAGTGATATTCTCGGCGTATTCTTGCTTGTATCCTGCTTTTAGAGCGCTTCTTAGGGCGTTGTTGTATGTTTCACTTGTGGGGTCTAGGTAGTATTGTAGGAAGTCTGCTTGCTGGGGGGTTAGTTTGTCCATCCGGGTGTGTGCTGGCCTCTCCCAAAAAGAAAAAACCTGTGCAGAAATTCCCTTTTGGGAGGGATAGCACAGGTTTCAAGTTTTACTTGTTTCTAGTATTTTTTTCGTAAAGCTTTTTTCGCTTTTTTCTTCGGGTTTTTCTTGCCTCTTGATACTAGA